GGTTGCCCTGAGTATAAAAGAAGTCAGTCCTTTTTGTTACCAATCAAATAACAATAGCGGCTTACCGATTCAACCATTGCTTAACTGACCAGTAGGTGTTGATCTGATGGTCTTTTGGGTCAAGTGTGAAGCATGGAAAAACGGGGTGTGTCTTTAGACTAAAGTACCTTTGCGCGTAGGACGATGAAGTTTGAGTTGATCCCCCGTTGATTGCCACCTTTGTCTTGCCTCCGCTTGTGTAAGTTAGCAACCCAGGCACATGGCTATCTCCTGCCAAGCATACATCAACCCACGGAGCTTCATCGCGTAGGTATCGCATTTGGCCGTGCGTGGGGTTATACATCGATCTACCTCTGAATAGGTGAGATACTGCCACGTTATACGTTTGACGGCCTACATTGAGCTGCAAATGGCCAATACCATTGAAGTAAATAACGTTGTCCTCTAGCATCATGGCCGTTGGTGAATATCCAATCTGCTTCTCTTCGCGCTCAACGGCGTGATTACACCATGTCGCGGCTATTACTTTGTGCTTAATCTCCTTCATAATAGATTCAAGTACCTTGTACTGCCACTTGGGAGGTAGTAAATTGTCCGATACCTCGGCAACGGAGCGCATCTTGATGGCCATTTGGATCAAATCACCCGACAATATCACATAAAGGTTGGGTGTGTTTACGATTTCTTCGATCACCTTTTGAACCAGGTCGTGGTCAGTACCCCATGATCCGATGTGTGAATCGCAGATATTGACTATACAAATAGGTTTGTTAGTTTTGATTGACCATATCGCATCGGTAGCACTTTTGGTATGGGATTGTAGGACTTGTTTGTAGTCGTTTGCGGCCTTGAATATCGTTCTCCAATCTACTTCCTTGACCTCTTTATCCGTTGTGATATCGTCGGTCTTGTATTGCGCCAAATCGCGCTCAGGATTCGCTGGTCCATTCACTCGGTAGTAATACGATCGGATCGTTTCGGCCGTGTACTTACCCCCGTCAGTGAGTTCGATCACTTGCTCATTTTTGTATAGCTGGTTTGCGTACTGCCTAACTGATAGATTCGGGTCTTTTGGGAACCTAAGAAATAGGCTTGTCATCAATGCGTGTAACTTGCCCTGCACTGTTGGCTTGGACGAAGAGTTGTTCGATGTGTTCATAGTTTGCGTTTATTAGTATTTGTTGATTCTCAATGTGAATGAGCGCGAGTTTAACCCGTGTGTTTTCATCATAGGTGAAGTCCATCGTGCCAATCATAGATACCATCTTCATATTGATGACGATGGGCTCAATGTAGATGTATTCGAGTGGCGGAGGCGGTGGGTTTGGAAGTTCTAAATCTTCCGTGAGATACCGATATTCAGAGGCTTCCTCTGCATCGGCTGCGAGTATTATTTTGTCGCAATAAAGGATCATGGATTGACGATCAAAATCTTTTGAAGCATTGTCAAACGGCAGTCGAGATGGGTCCAAGTCGGGGTAAAGGCGTAATTCTCTAGCGTAGTGATAATTTGCGACTGAACCAAATAACGCTCGTTTTTGAGTATAAACTCGTGTACCTGCTTTGGGGTGTATCCTTTGACCTTTATATCAATCGCACGTCCGAACTTGTGTTGGCTCATGCTCGCCCCGGTGCGAGTTTCATATCTTCGAAGTCCACTTTCGCGGTATTGCCCACCCGTTGCCCAGTTGTTTATCACCAGTGGACTGCCCATCCCATTGCGGATGTATTCGGCTGCTTCAATCATTCGCTTGTCAATAAATCCAAGCGAGCGTTGGCCTAGCTTTCCATAGATGATCGGATCGATAAACTCATCTAGGTAAAAGTTATCGGATATTTGGATGCGTTTCATTTCACGACTTTTGAAAGGGTTTCATCTTTCATGCGCGAGCTGCGAGTAGTACCAAGGTAGTAGGCAAAGGCCATACCGGCAAAGGTGAATACCTGACCTACGCCCATGTTGAACAAATCCTTTTTTTCGTTTGGAACAATAGGCCCAAAGGCTAGGAACGCAAACGCCCCTACATACATCACTAGCGCGATGATGACCGTAGCACCCATGAGCCAATCGCGCTTACCGCCCGTCGCTTTGATGTATTCAACCTCGCGTGAACGTGCTGATTGCTTATCGGCTATCTCAGTTTTGAAGTACTCAAACTCCATGCGCTGGAGTTCCATTTGATACTCCAATTTTTTCATCTCAAACTCCTCAGCAAGTGCCGCGATTTGCGCATCTTCATCACGCTTCTTATTGAGTAGATCGCCAACCTTTTCGATAGCCTCTATTCCCGTCACATCGCCAACGATGGATACCACATCGCCAATCACTGGCTTCACCTTTTCACGGACAAATTCCCAAAACTTGCCTTTTTTCTTTTTTTCTTCGCTCATTTTTGTGTAGGGTTTATGATTTTTTGAAGGATAGACTTATAGTGAGTAGTTAGGTAGATCATGATCTTCTCACCGAACAAGGTAGCCAATGGAACGAGCCACTTGCCCTGGTTATCCATGTCGTTATTGGAGCAATAGACGGCGGTTAGGTAGCCAAAGAATACACTTATTCCAACGATGCCCACCCATTGGAGCATATTCAATCTACGCTTCATAAGTAGCTCAGTGGATATCTTAGCGATTACGCCAACGGCAATGGCCGCAATGAAGGCGTAGCTTTTGGCAAAGAAGTCTAAAAGATCGGTCATTTCTTTTTATCGTTGTTTTGTTTAGCTTGTTTCAAGTCGAGGCACTTCTTTAATTTGATTGCCAACTTCTCGTCGCGGATTCGGTTCTTTTTCATTGTCTATCGATCATGTAACGTGGATAAATTCGACGTGCCGCACCCATATCGTGGTTGTTGTCAGTTGTCATAAACGACAGGTGATTGTTGTACGTTGGGGTAACTTCGCTACCTGTGTTGGTATTCAGCTCAGGGAAGAATGAGGAGTTGTCGCATATGTAGGTCTGCAATCTTTGGGCGTAGAACCTACTATTTTTCTTCGCATCCTCGATCCGTCGGTTCATTTCAGTCATTCCAACCGCCGAGGTATTCTCTGAGTTGTGTTGAGCTATCGATCCGTTGTCGATTTTGTAGTTCAAAGATGGCAGCATCTCTTGGTATGTGAACCATACTAGGGCAGGACGTAGATAGTCATTGCGCAAGGTGAGATAATTGCCGGCGATTGTTCCATCATCGGAATCGTCTTTGATCTTGTTCATCAACTTGGTACCGAGTAGCGGCTCGATCCACATATCCTGCGCGAGGCGAATGTATGGGGTCATTTTGGCCGTTTCTACCGAGGTGTTTACGTCGGTATTTTGGTAGATATATTCGGGGGATATGAGAAGTATTTGTGCCATTATTCTTGTGGGTTTTTGAAGCCGTGATTCGGCATATCGTATGGTCTAGTCGAAGCCTCTGCCCAGTACTGAGCATCCTTAAATTCAAAGCCTTTCTTTGCCGCTGCACGTTGGCTAATTCGCTCGTCATTGGATAGGCCTTTGTTAGGTAAGAATCTACCATTTTCGCGCTTACGCATGAATACCTGACGTGACCAAAAATGCTTACAATTCGCACCGCCTTTATAAAGGAAAATTGAGTAAGTGCTTTCACCTTTGGCCGCGAACTCGCTATTGATACCTTCATCGCCCATCTGAATTATATCTTCGTAGCGATAAACGACACCCGCTTGCGATGCTCGCACCATATTCTTGCAGAAGATACGTGAGTTATCCGATAGGGCCGTGGAATACTTATAGCGTACCTTGATCAAACCGCCATCATTTTGACTTTTATTGTCGGGATTTGCAAAGCGTTTGAAAAGTTTGACGCTAGATAGCTCCTCGTCGGGCGATGGCATACCGCTTAACACCTCCTCGCTTACAAGCTCGTACTCGTCCATATCGATTTGTTCGCCACAAGCGTACAAATGATTGAGCCATGCGACCTCTTGCGCCTCCGTCATTTCGTTCTTTTGCTTCGACAAAGTCAAAGGTGCTGGAGCAAGTGCAGGTGTTGGTGCCTGAATATCTACGAATAGTGAATCGTTGGCCACAATAGACAAGTCAACCTTCAACACTTCTTCGAGCGTGTCAGTGATAATGCGCTGCATTGGATTAATGACGTTATCATTGAAGATCATCAAGCCTTGGCGCATCTCGTCCGCATTGGAGCTAAATCCGTCACCTCCGAACTTTACACCAAAGAGCAGCGGCGTAGTCACCAAATGGCCTACCAAAATCTTCTCAGTAGCCGTCTTATTGAGTAGGTCATACTGCTTATCCGCATCATTAAGTTGATAGGTAACAATGTCGGGCTTTTGTTGGTCGGGTTCGTTGAATAAAACTACCACTTTACCTGCACTACTCGCTCCCGTTGCCCCTTGCAATTCGCGTTTGATGTTTTCCTTGGTATCTTGGTCAGGTGTTCCGTTGAACAAAGACACGATAGTGCCAGGCGCAAACTGATTCAGCACGTTTGATACGTGAAAGATCGAAATTTGTCTATCAAGTTCGATGTAGTTGATACACGACTTGTATGATGGCTGCGGATAATATACGGATGTCGTTTCGTCTAAAAAGCTAATCTTAACGAATCGGTTATTGTCTTTGTGTTCAAGTGGTATAAACTTTGGCGTGTTGGCTTTCTTGCGAGTTTCGGCCCAATTACGTGAGTAATAAACCCCCGTCACGTCACCATCACTTGTCACCGCTAGTCTACAATTTTCAAAAGGCAAATGGTTCACCCTTGCGATGGCACTGCCGTCTAGTGTTTTGATGCACTCAACATAAAAACCTCCGTACAAAACAAGGTCCAATGAAATGGATGGAAGCGATCGGTTCAATCTGAGTTGATCCACAACGATCGACGATGTGAAGCCTTTGCCAGCGACCATCTTTGCAATTCCTTTCACTAGCGCACCATGAATCGGTGAACTATCCGCGAGTTCTTTGAGGTACATTGGGTATTGATTGTCTTCACCATAGCGAAGCCATCCACCTCTATCGTATCGCTCCGTCGATGCTATGGCTTGGTATTGCGATAGCTCTACGAGTGACACATTTATATCTTTTTTCTTTTGTTCCATTAGTCAATGATTTTTATGGTCTGCTGACCCTCGATAATCTCAAACGAATCGGTAGTGTTTTGAATGATCAACGTGCCTCTTTCCACAAGGCCCACTACCGAGGCGTTTAATGGATCGATATTGCTGCTTGAATTTTGCCCATAGACGTAGTATTGATACGTGCCATGATTAGCTAGTCCAACCGTGGTCAAAACTACCTCCGTTGCCCTTGTATTCTCATTGGCTACCGATAGCACTTGGGCGAGTTTTGTACCTGACTGCTCTACACCTACACCATCGAGTACCATCACTAGCAAATAGTGAGTGAATGGTGTTGAATAAAACGACCTACCCTCATCGAGTGTGAAGTATGCCGTTTGGCTCGCGGTGTTAAATTGTAAGTATATCATTTATGGTGTAAATTTAACAAAAAAGGTGGGCAATTTACCCACCCTTTTGTATAAACAATTAAACTCCCAATATATTAATAAGCTGGGCTTACTGTTGCGTTCGCAATATTGTCGAACGGATTGGTTGTGTATGGTTCAACGAACGCCGCTTGCTCAACACATTCAGCCATGAAGGTCAAAGTGTGTCCAACGAAGTCACCTTTCGCGCCACCTGCCGTGATCGATCCAGCACTTACCTCTGCACCTTGATCAAGTCCCATCATGTGGATGCGATCATTCATGTCACGAACGAAGATGATAAGACGGCGATTACGCACCATTTTACCAAGTTCAGTGCGATACGTTGGCGCAAGGTCAGATAGTTGAATAGTCAACGTCTGAGTAAAGAATACGGATTGAGTATCGCTCGATGCAGTCACCTCTTGTGTGAATACATTGGCGTTTGACTTCAATTCGTAGCGGTACAATGTAGCCGCTGCAAAGTCAGTCACTTGATCCGTTCCATCATAGGTCAATGAATCTTGTAAGATTCTCCAATCAGCGAAGAATACCTCTTTGATACCTCCGACTTGATTTTTACAATCGAGCAGTCTGCCCGTAGTTAATGCACATGCCATTTGTGTGTGATTTTATTAAAAAAACGGGGAGTACTTACCCTCCCCGTCTTTATGATTAAGGTTTGTAGAAAGCAATCTCGTTGCCACGTCCGTATTGAACGGCTGCGAAGAAGTCAGCTGAGAAGTTTACGTGCTTAGCTCCAGTCACGGGGCGCTGATCGAGCACTACGATGTTGTTCATGTCGCTCTCTTTGTTAGTTCCAAACCAAAGGTTTGAAGCCTGCGCGAATACCATCACGTTGTCGCTCATACCTGGGCACTCGATGATATCGTATGAACCCTGCCAAGTCATGCGGATGGCATCACCTGATTGGAACAAGTTGTTGTTTCCAAGTGCAGATTGAGCGTTTCTCCAAGATTCTGCAACGTTAGAAGCAACGTACAATTTTGGCTTCTCAGGAGCGCGACGAACGCGAACAGGCAACGTAGTAATTACGGTTGCGATTTCGGCTACTACGTTTCCATCAGTGATGGCCACGGGAGTAGCTACGTCAAGAACGGTTGCGTCAGCAGCAAACAATGTTTCGAATCCATTGAATGAACCTGCGCCAAGGACACCCTGCCAAATCATTGTTTCCATGATTGCACCGATGTTGCCTGCCATTGTAGCGATCAAAGCATCAGCAACTGATCCTAGTTCACCATTTTGTGCGGCCAATGCTTCCCAGTCTTGAAGGAAAGTCAATGTGCAGAGCTGACGTTGCATCGCAAGGTCGACAAGTGTCAATGTACGCTCATCGAGATCAACCGTACCTGTTGGGGTAAAGTCGCAAGTTTGATCAGCAAAAGTTGTCGCGTTATCAGTAATTCGACGCACGTTGATTTTACCCGGTACGTTTTCTTTTACCGTGATGTGCTTTGTGGTTTCTGCTGCGAGAAACGCTTTTAGATTCCATTCACCGGCAACGGAGCCTGCGTAATTGGTAGTAAGGGGTGCATTAGTTGGCATTATTCTATTTTATTTTTTTGTTTTTATTAGTTTTGAAATTGAGCCAACACACGCTCAGTGTACGTCATTTTTTCAAATGGCTTTACTGATGGTTGGTCTTCTGATTTTTTCGCCTTAGCGAGTTCGGTCTTGTCTTTTACTGATGGCGCAGCGGCTTGCTTTGACAACTCAGTTACCTTCTTTTCAGAGGCTGAAAGTTTGCTAGTCAAGTCAGCGTTTGAAACCTTCAATGCTGAAAGCTCAGTGGCTTGCGTAGCGTTTGCAGTTTCGAGTGCGTTTACACGCTCAGCTAATTGGCTGATAATCTCAGTCACTTCGCTAGACATTTCTTCAGTCTTAGCAGTGATCGATACGATCTTGCCATCGGCTACGTTTACCACGGTGCCATCTTCTAACGTGTGATCTCCGTCGGGTGCAGGGATAACCTCACCTTCGATAGTCACGTAGATTTCTACACCTTCGGCAAACTCGTCAGCAGGTGTACCTACTTCGATGCCCTCGATTGTTCTAGCCACGGCGGAGAGTGTTACCTTCGCTGGCTCTTCAACATTCAACTTCACGTTGAACTTGTTAAGGATTTCTTGGATTTTATCTTTCAACATTGTATTGTTTTCTGATATATCCGACCTTGCTTTAATTGTGTTTTATTGTAAATTTTTCTTTCCATTGTTTAGCCTAACTTTGTGCTATGCCTTACGTTTCAAAATTCAATGAACGGCAAGAGATTGCAATAAGCTACCTATCACCTAGCAGCGAAGTGGAGCAAATACTCTACGGAGGTGGGGTGTATGGTGGTAAGTCATGGCTAGGGTGCTATTGGCAAATACTTAGGCGATTGAAGTACCCAAATACCCGTGGGCTTATTGGCCGTGCTGAGTTAAAGAAACTCCAACTATCCACTATGAGTACATTTTGGGAACTATGCACCAAAATGGGATTAGCACCTGGCAAGGATTACACCTACAACGGCCAACTCAATCGGATCACATGGTTTAATGGGTCCGAAACCATACTCATGGACATGGCCGACACTCCAAGCGATCCCGACTTTCATCGGTTCGGATCACTTGAACTCACCGATTACTTTTTAGACGAGGCTGCCGAAATAAGCGCAAAGGCCGTGGAGATACTCGATACCCGTGTGCGTTACAACCTAGTGAACGGACGGCCCAAAGGATTGATTACGTGCAACCCGACGAAAGGATGGCTTTATAATGACTTTTGGACACCATACAAAGAAGGCAAATTGCCGCCACATAGAGCGTTCGTCCAAGCGTTATTGAAGGATAACACCATCGTACCGAATGAAGCCTACCAAAAGAAGATGGAGAGGCTTAATGAGCGTGATCGCAAACGTCTACTCGATGGCGATTGGGATTATGACGATTCGCCCGACAAGCTATTCGATTACGATGCCATGCTGCAAATGTTCAACACAACCGAACCAACGGGAGAAGGGTTTATCACATGCGATCCTGCGGCCATGGGTAACGATAGGACGATTATAATGATATGGAAGGGGATGCACTGCACCAAAGTGATTGAGCACGTCCACAAGTATCCTCACGAGGTTGCCAATATCCTTCGCGAGCTGGCATCTAGTCACTCGATTAAACTCAACAACGTGCTAGTGGATAGCGACGGACTAGGAATAGGGGTAAAAGGAATCCTCGGTTGTCGTGAGTTTCTGAACGGATCGAGCGCGATTGACAAAGAGCATTTTTTCAATCTGAAATCTGAGTGTTATTTCAAGTTATCGGAGGCCATCGGTATGAATCGGATTCACTTTAGCGACCATTCGCAGCGCGACAACATCATTAAAGAATTGGATTTAGTCCGTGATGCGAGTAAAGAGGATAAGAAAAAACAAGTGTCGAGTAAGGATCAAATAAAGGCAAGGCTTGGACGTTCGCCTGACTACGCCGATGCGCTCATGATGCGCATGTATTT